TCCCGTAGCTTCTAAAATTTGTTCTACGGTGTCGCCTAATCCTTCGGCTTGTTTCTTTTTTCGTGCCATAATTTATTGTTTATATGTTAATACTTGTTCTTTAGTTCCTAATATTATTGTGCCGTCGGTTAGTGTTTCGGTTTTAATTACTTCTAACCCGTGGTGTTCTTTTGGGTAAATCGTATATTCTTTCGACAACCAAAACTTTACTTTTATTTCTCGCAGGGCTTGGGAACTCCAACCCGTTTTTTTTATCATTTCAGTTAATACCCTTCGTTTTGCTTTCATTTTATTAATTCAAAATCCGTGTTTTTGTAGTCCTCGTATTCTTCGCCAACGGCTTCTCTTATCTTTGCCTTGCAGTTTTTTAACGTGTTGAAAATCGAACTGCTCGATATGGTAGTTTCTTTGGCTATGTCTCTTATGCTTAAATCCGTGTCTTTATACACTTCGAATAATTTTTGGTCGTACCAATGCCAAGAATCCACTTCGTCTTGTACCTTCATTAATAACTTATAGTAGGCTTCTTCTTTCTCCATTTCGCTTGGTTCGTCTTTAATTACGACTTGTTCGAGCGGGACTTTTTCCAATCGTGAATTACTGCGTAAATGAAGAAGGTAAAGATTCCGAAGAGTAAAATACATAAATCCTTTGTTAACTTGACCATTCTTTATAATATTTTCGGGTTGGCAATACTTGTAAATTCGTAGGTAGGCTTCTTGTACAATGTCTTCAGCAAAAAAATCTTCACCGAAAGATTCGACTACTTTTACCCATTCCTTATGGTCTTTTGCGACGATGTTAAGCCATTCCATTTGTTTAGTTTGTAGTCAAATATAATGATTAATTTTTAATCGCAACAAAAAACAAAAAAACCGACTAAAAAAAGTCGGCTTAATGTTACATTCCCTTGCTTACTCTGTAAACGTATTCGTCCAAGGTTCTTAACGTTTTTATGCTTACCAACGCTCCCGACAAAAAACGGTCTATTGTATATTGGTGCATCTTTAACCCTTTGGACTTTATTTCCTTGACTACTTGGTTTCGTGTTTTGGTAAGGAGAATTTCTTTTAACCCCTTGCGTAATGAATTATCGTCTATAAACATAATTAAAAGGGTAAATCGTCTTCTTCAATTACTTGCGTGTGAACTTGTTTAGGCTTTTCGTTCACGTATGGTTCGCTAAATGAACAAGAAAAATACTTTGTACCTTTTGAAGATTCTTTAAACCATAAAGACATATCAAATTCTAATCCGTGAAAATTTCCTTTTCCTCGGTAGTCGGGTTGGTTACCTTGCTTTTTGTCGTTCTTAAAAATCGCTCCTGTGTTTTTTTTTGTTTCCATTTGTTATTTATTTAAGTTTATTTCGTTTTCATTTAGGCTATCGTTTAAGAAGTCCCGTAGCCTTTCAACCATATTCCATTCGTCTTCGTTTAGTTCTTCGTACTTGTATAGCTTACGGAGTTCTTGTTCAATTCTCCAAAGTACGACAAACATATCTTTGCCTTTAGTTGCGCAGTAAAATTCGTGTTCGTCTTCGGGTAAGTCAAATGTTAGTTTTGCTTTCATAGGTTTCTGTGTAATATTGTTCTTCTGATTTTCTAACGTGGTTATTAAATAAGTTTTTATATTGTTCTTCTTGCCTACCTTTATAAAAAGCCTTCATTATCTGCTCCTTCTCCATTGCTTTGGCTTTCTTTAATACTTCTTTTTGATTAAATGTTTCAGTACCATAAAATACTTCATATAACCACTCTACTGCTGTTTGTTTCATAGTTCTTTCTTTAGTTTCTCAATATAAAGAGTAGCATCCATCAGCTCCTCCTGCAGATGGTTAAGCCATCCGATTAGATCTACATCTGTCCTGTCCAAGTTAGTTCCGTATTTTCGTATACCGCGTTTACTCCGTTCGTAATATTTTGTCATTACTGCCATTAGTACCGTGTCTTCGTGTTTTTGTTCGTGTGTTATGTTCATATCGTTTTTAAAAAAATTCGTTGTATTCTTCTTCGTACCCTTTGTAGGCTTCTTCTAAAAAATTACTTTCGATGTTTCCTATTTGAGTTCGTTTTTTTATAGGCGCTTCAATGTTACGTAAAATCATTTTTACTACATTTCTTAAATGCGTTTCGCTCATTAAATCCACGTCTAGTTTAACCCCTTCTTTTGTAGTCCAATAGTATTTTTTCATATTGTTTTCATTAAAAGGTTATAGTATTCACGGCATAGCTCCACGCGTTCTTTTATTTGTTCTATTACTTGTTCGTCTTTTTGTACGAACCAATATTTAACGCGTCTGTTTTTCGGAATATGTCCGAACTTGTGTTTAGATTCAACTTCTTTTCGTACTTCCGTGTTTTCTTCGATTAGATGAAGTTTCCAATGGGTACGGCGTATTTCGTCTTCAACTATTTCTAAAGGGGTGTCGATTAGGCAATAAGCTAAAACGGATTCTTTTTTACCCGTTAACCACATATAACCCTGCAACTGATAATAATAATCTTTATTTGGTATTTCAGTTTCAAACCACGGGAAGGTAGCAGCGTCCCAAGAACTCTTAACGTCTATTAATACTTCGTCCGTGTTTACGTCGGGCGTTCCTTTAATCCATTCGTTTTCAAAAAATTCGTCGTTCTTGTAAATAAAGTTATAATTGAGAACCTCGTTAACCAACCCTATCGAAAGGTCTTCTACTTCGTTTCCTTTATCCGTGTAACGTGAACTAAATTCTTTTTTAATGCCGTACTTTTCTTCTAAAACAAGGTCTTGAACGTACGTTTTAGCGGTTTGCGAAAGGACTTCCCCCGACTTTCGGGGGTTAGTCATTATTTTACCAATTTGAGAAGCCCTGACTTTCATACGTTTTCGATTAGTGTTAATTGAGCGTCTGTTAAACTAAAGTTAGATAGTAATTCTTCTTTAGTGTACTTACCACCTGCAATAGCTTCTAAAGCCTTACCTAAACGCTTTTGGTCAATACTTGGCTTCTTTAGTTCGTGTTTTACTTGTTCGCCCGAAGCGTCGGTATCTTTGTCCGTAACTAATCCGAGCGCTGAACTAAGCGCGTATCTTCTAAAGTAAGTAACACCGCTTCCAAAACTTTGGTAATCGTTCATACCTTTTAACGTAACCTGCGGTATAATAGTTTGGCTTTCTATGGATTCCCCCGTTTCTACGTGAAAAATTACCGTTACTATGTAATTCGAACCCTCTTTAGAATTAAGTAACTGCGTAAAGCCTAATCCGTGTTTAGCTAAAAGTGGGTTAATCTTCTCAAAGATAGCGGGTAAATCAGCATAAGAATAACCGAAGCCTTGCGTACCTTTGTGAATTACAGGTACTTCTTGTTGGAAGGCTGCCAACGACTTAAATAAATGTTTCATAACGTTTTTTTTTATTGATTAATTATTAATTGCTTCTTCGTATGTATCAAAAAAAAGTTCTTCGCCCGTTTCAAAATCATATTTAATATAATCTACATCTTGACCAAAACAAGACGCGATTGATATTCCATTTTCTAATGCGATATAAACATAACCTGAATTTTTATTAAATCCACATTCCATTATATCCTCACCTTGAGCATATTTTTGATAATCTTTTTGAACTAATATCCAACTTTCTAAATCTGAATTTCGTAGTTCTTGAATAAATTGATTTGTTTTCATAGCGTTTTCGTTTTTAATTATACACAAATATAATACTTATTTTTTAATCTGCAATACTTTGATATAAATTTTTTTTAAATTTTTTTTTCTATTAGTTCTTTTGACCTTTCAAAGTAAGCCATTAACTCAATGTCATTAAAGGAATTTTCACGGGGTTTTCTTCCCCCTATTCTTATTTCTCCTTTGAGTTTTTTAAGTTTGCCGTAAATTATTCCATCGTAACATTTCCAAATAATTACGGGCTTCGTCTTTTTGTCCATTAGCTTAACTAACTTTCTTACGGCTATTGGTAACGGGTAGGCTTCTTCTATTGTTTTGTTTCTCCCTTTTACTTCTGCGTAACCTATTATTCGTTCGTCTTTAAGTAACTCAAAATCTATATCGTTTTCGTCTAACTTTCTGAAACTTAAATCGTATTCATCGCAAAAAATCGCTATTGCCTCGCATTCGTTTTGTAGGTCTTTAAGCGTTTCAAATCTCATTTATTCTTGTTTTATAGCGT